ATGTCGAAAAGCAATGCGTTTGAAACTGCATTTCTGAGCCACCTGTTCGAGAACGCGAACATTGCCACGGTGGGCGACGCCACGGGCATTCGTGGATCGACCGTCGCGGGCAGCCTGTACTTCAGCCTGCACACAGCGGACCCTGGCGAGGCGGGCACCCAGGCCACGAATGAGATCGCCTACACCAGCTATGCCCGTGTGGCTGTGGCCCGCAGCGCGGCCGGCTGGACGGTCACGAATGACGCCGTGGCAGTGGATGCCGACGTGACGTTCCCGGCCGGTACTGGCGGAACTGGCACGGCGACGCACTGGGGCCTCGGGACCGAGTCGTCGGGAGCAACGCTGCTGCTGTACTACGGCACGATCAGCCCAAACATCGTGTGCGGCAACGGGGTCACGCCGAAGCTCACGGCCGGCACTGTGGTGACCGAGGCTTGATCCGCGTCGACTACGAGTACATCCCATAAGGAGCGCCCTATGACCCCCACCCAACTGACCGCCCTCAAGGCCGCCATCCTGGCCGATCCGGCGCTGGTGCCGCTGACCAGCGGCCCGACGACGGATTACAACGGCCTGATCGCGCTGATGGCGCTCGACTTCTCTCCGGATTGGTGGGTCTACAAAACCACACTCACACGGCACGAGGTTCTGGTCGGTGTCGGTCCTGACGCAACGACTTTTACGTGGGGTGGTAGCACTGGCGGTTACATCAACCGCAGCCAAGGCGAGCGCGACGCATTCCGAGAGATGTTCAACGACACGGGAACGGTGAACCCGTCACTGACAAACATCCAGGCGGCATTCGCTGACATTTTCAGCGGGGCCGGTGCGGGCGCGGTTGCGAATCGCGCCCACATCTCGGGCATGAGTCGTCGCAAGGCGAACCGAATGGAACGTGTTTTCTCCACGGGCAACGGGTCGACAGCATCCCCTGGCATGCTGGTGGTTGAGGGCAGTCTCACGCTGTCTGAAGTCGCGGAGATGTTCAGTTGAGCAAGATCCAGATTGCCGTCGCGATCCCCACTGCGGGGACGGTGAGGATGTCGTTCGCCTACTCGCTGTGCGGGCTGATCGCGTCGTTCGCTGGGCGGAAAGTGCCCACGGTTCCAGAAGCCGAGATAACAATGCACATCAGCGTGCTTGAGTCGAGCAACTGGATCACGAACCGCGAGAAGCTGGCTCGGATGGCAATCGAGAACGGAGACACGCACCTGATGTTTCTCGACGACGACATGCTCTTCGAGCCGCAGGTGCTTGAGATGTTGATGGGTAGACGCCAGCCAATCGTCTGCACGAACTACCTCATCAAGACTGAGCCGGCCTGCAGCGCCGAATTCGTGGCGGTGGGGATGAACGGGCAACGCCTTCCGACCAGGGATAGCAGCGTTGGCATCGAGCCGATTCTGTACTCCGGTTTTGGGGTGTCGCTGATCGAGGTCGAGGTCTTCAAGAAGACCGCGCAGCCGTGGTTCCTACCCGACTTCTCGGACAAGGACGGCGGCGAGTACACGACAGAGGACAACCCGTTCTTTCGTCGCGCTCGGGAGGCTGGATTCCCGGTGTATTTGGATCACGACGCGAGCAAACTGGTATCGCATGTCGGGCCGAAGGTGTGGAATTGGAAAGAGGTGAAATATGGCTGATGCAACTACAAAAGTCGTGCACGGCGGGTCAATCGCCGTCGTCGCGTCGTCTGCCGCAGTGTCTCTTGCAGCAGCGGCAATCAGCAGCGCGCAGTCGAGCGCAATTGCTGCTGTGGTCGGGACTGGGAATGCGTCGAGCTACCCACGCTGCGATGTCGTGCTGCGCACAGCAAACACGAACACCACGTCTTCGACGGCAATGAACATCCCGCTCTACCGGCGCGACATCAACATCGGCGGGGACACATCGGCGGATGTGGGGCTTCCGGGGGCGCTGCACAGCAATAAGTATGTTGGCAGTTTCAATATGCCGATTGCGTCTGTGACAGGCACTTACTACATGCTCGCCGAAGATATCCCCCTGCCGGGCGGGAACACAGACTGCGAGTTCTACATCCAGAACAACCTGACAAACACCATGCCGGCGAATTCGTGGTCGCTCACGGTGTACCCGAAGGCCGATGTGGGCGCCACAGCCTAATCCGGCAGGGATCGCCCATGACCGCGATCACCACTCGCGTACCCTGGACCAGCCAGCCGCAGACCCGCGTTCAGGTAAACCGAGCCATCTGGCCTGGGAAGTCACAGGTATTTCTACCATCGCTTCAATATGCGGGTGTTATTGGTGGGGTTGAGACGTTAACGGCCGACAACCCCAACGCCCCGTTTTCAATAATCAGGTCTAAAGGCAGAGTTTTTGGGTATAGGCCGAATAGCAGTACGTCCTTCGGTGAGGCATATAAATGGATAACTGGGGACATCGATATTGGGCCAGACGGGTCCATGATCTGGTTTGGAGAGTGGACCAACACCGCGTATGGAACTCTGCTTGATTACGGTGGCGCTTCGTGGGGCCTTTCCCTTCAAGTAACGACTACTACAGCAGTAGCTCAATACGTAGACAACCCGACTTCAGCAGCGTACACAGCGACTTTATCCGGTGTCACAATCGGAGTTGATTACCCCTTTGCGATAGGACTGACGAAAAAAGGGAACACCATCAGGGTGTTTTTCAATAAGCAGAGCGCATCTACATCAAGTGGTAACGGGGGAATACGCCGTTCGGCTGGGTCCGGTATTGGGTATAACTCCGGTTCTGCCTTCGCCAGAACGTACCTTTCAGCAGTTACGAGCACTGTTTTGTCTGACAGTGCTATGTTTTCTGTGCTAGATAACCCCTGGCAACTCTTCGCCCCCCAGACCCGCCGCATCTGGGGGCCGAGCGCGGGGGCTGGTGGCGTCCCCACCCTCTCCGCCAGTACCTACGTCCCCGGCAGCCTGACCAGCACCGGCTGGCGCCCTCAGATCACCGCGAGCTGACGTGGCAGTTACCCTTTACTGGATCGTCCAGGCCGATGCAACGGCCACGCCCACTGGCGCGCAGATAGTTGCCGGGCAGGACGGCGCCGGGGCGGCTGCACTGGCCTCTGGCAGTGAGGCGTACACCGCAGCGGGGGACTACTCTGAGGCGTCGGCGATCACTGGGCTGTCGGCCAACACGGCCTACGAACAGGCGTGGGTGGCGTTCGACGGGGTGGCGACGTATTCGAGCGTGGTCACTGCGACGATCACGACGACGGGCGCAGCGATTACCGCAGCGCCCGGAACGGCCACTGCCTCTGCACTTGCCGGCGCATCAACCGCCACATCCACGCCCACCGCAGCGGCCGGAACGTCGACAGCCACGGCATTGGCTGGCGCGTCGACCGCCGTCACTGCGATTGGTTCTGCCAGCGGCGCGGCCACGTCGAGCGCGCTGGTCGGTGCCGCCACTTCAGCCGCAGCGATCACCGCCGCGGCGGGCACGTCCACAGCCAGCACGCTGGTTGGCTCGACAGCCGATCCCGACACTGGCGCGATCGTCCCTGCCGCCGGTGCGGCTATCGCATCGACCCTGGCTGGCGCATCCACGGCTGCCAGCGCGCTCGGTGTTGCCGCCGGCACAGCGACGGCTGCCACGTTCGCGGGAGCGGCCACAAGCGCAGCGGCCATCGGTGCAGCGGCGGGATCATCCACGGCGGGAGTGCTGGTCGGGTCCGTTGCAGGGTCCGCAATCAGCCCTGCTGCCGGTTCGTCGACCGCGCAGATCCTGACCGGATCGTCGTTCGCTGCGACGGTGATGGCGGCGGCAGGAGGGTCGTCTGTCGCGGCGGCGCTTGTCGGATCTGTTGAGGGCGTGAGTGCTTCGGCGATCACGCCTGCAGCGGGTGCTTCGGCCGCGCGTGTTCTGACTAGCGCATGGCTGATGACGCTTGGCTCGAACAGCGCCTCGGCGATCGGGCACGGCCCCGCGCAGGGCAAGCGCAGCAACGTGCAGTCGGCCCGGCGCGGGGCAAATTTGAGCGAGAGGATCCGATGAGCCTGACACTGATCACCGCCCCGGCGTCTGAGCCCGTGACGATCACCGAGGCCAAACTGCATCTGAGGGTGGACGGCACTGACGACGACACCCTGATCACCGCGCTGATCCAGGCGGCGCGCGAGCAGGCCGAGCATCAGGTCGGCCGGGCGCTCATCACGCAGACATGGGAGCGCGTTCTGGATGCATTCCCGCCGGCAGAGATCGAGCTGGGCATGCCGCCGGTGATTGGCATCAGCAGCGTGACCTACATCGACACGGCCGCGGCATCTCAGGTGATGGATTCGGCCGACTACACGCTCGACGCCGATCGCCTGCCGGGTTGGCTGTTGCCGGCCTACGGTGAGGACTGGCCCAACACGCTCGATACCACAAACGCCGTGCGCGTGCGGTTCGTCGCCGGCTACGGTGCGGCGGCCGACGTTCCGGCCGGCATCCGTTCGTGGATTTTGCTGCGCATCGGCACCCTCTACAAACACCGCGAGGAGATCTCGGCCGGGGTCAGCGTGGCCGAGCTGCCAAGCGGATACGTCGACCGTCTTCTTGACCCATATCGGGTGTGGGCATGATGCTCAACGCTGGCCAACTCGACCAGCGCATCACGCTGCAAAGCCGTGTCGCGGGTGTTGATGCGCTCGGTCAGGAGGCGGTCACATGGTCAGACGTGGCGACGGTGTGGGCGCAGGCCCAGCCGCTGCGAGGGCGCGAGTTCTTCGCTGCCGGCCAGACGCAGAGCGAGGTGGCGATCCGGTTCCGAATCCGCCACCGCGACGACGTGACTTCGACCATGCGCGTGCTCTGGCGCGGTGTGGCTCACGATGTTGAGTCGGTGATCGAGCTCGCCGGCGCGCAGACCGCTCTCGAGCTGATGTGCCTGGCAGGCGTGCGCGATGCGCGGCAGCCGACGTGAGGGCGACATGATCGAAGCGAAGATCACCGGACTTGACGACGTGCGCGAGGCGCTGCGCTCGATCCCAGACAAGTTGCGCAAGCGGGCGCTGTTGAATGCTCTGCGCACCGGGGCGCGGCTGGTGCAGCGCGCTGCCAGATCCGCTACGCCTACCCTGAGCCTGGCCAACGCTTTCAGTCTTGCGATGTACCGACGAGGCCAGCGCAAGCCCGGCACGCTCAAGCGCGCGATCAGCGTCCGCACCAGCAAGATGAGCAAGCGCCGCGGCGATGTCGGTGTGTTTGTCAATGTCCGTCCTGCCTCGCGCGGCAAGCGCGGCGCGAACTCGGCTCACGACCCCTTCTACTGGCGCTGGATCAACTGGGGATGGAACCCGGCGAGCAACGCCACCGGCGGCATGGGTTCGGCCGGTGCGCGCGTGCGACGCGGAATGAACAAGGCCGGCACCGCCAAGCGGCGCATTGGCGCTCGGTTCCTTGAGGCCGGCGCCGCCCAGCTACAGGCCGCGTTCGACGCGTTCAAGGCCGCGATCGGCCCGGCCATCGAAAAGCTCAACCGTCCCAAAGCGCCAGCACCATGACCGTCGAGACTGATTTTCGGGCGCTGCTCGCCGCAGACGCCAGCGTAGCCGCGCTCGTCGGAACCCGCATCGCTCAGAACGGAGCGCCGCAGGGCGCTGATCTGCCGCTGGTGGTGTTCACCTCATCGACGACGCACGACCTCGGCCTTGACAACACGATTCTCGCGACCGGCGTGACGCTGCAAGTGCAGTGCTGGGCGCTCACCGCAGCAGCTGCTGACGCTGTGGCTGATGCCGTGCAGACGGCGGTATTCGGCGCCGGCTACGTCGTCACCGATCGCGCCAGCGGCTTCGATCCCGAGCTGGAACTCGACGCAACGATGCTCACCGTTGACTGGTGGGCCTGATTTCTCCCACGGGCGCCGCCCGATAACACCGAAAGGACTTACCCATGACCACCATCGTCGGGCGCAATGTCAAAGTGCAGGTTGCCCTCACTTTTGCCAGCCCTGATACCGTCACTGCCGTGACGCTCGCGAATCCTGGCGTTGCTTCGGCTACCGCGCACGGACTCAACAACGGCGACGTCGGATATTTCAGCGTCACAGCAGGCACGGTCGAACTCGACCAGCAGGCAGTCGTCGTCGACGATAAGACGACTGACGCATTCGACCTAGCGTCGATCGACACCAGCGGCTACTCGACGTGGAGTGCGGGAACATTCACCGCTGCTGCTACCTGGGGCACTGTCAGCGAGGCAGCGTCCTACGCTGTCGGTGGTGGCGCGGCGAACCAACTTGACGACACGCGGCTGATGGACCTGAAGACTCGCAACGTCGCTGGCCTGCTCGCGCCGCAGGATCTGACCATCGACATCAAGAACGGCGAGGAGGATTCGGCCGCGATGGCGTTCATCGAAGCGGCTGCGAAGAATGGCACGTCGTGCCTGTTCAAGATCACGCGCGGCTCGACGGTCTTGCGCGTCGCCTACGGCGTGCCGTCAATCCCCGGCGAGTCGGTGCAATCTGGCGGGCTGGCTTCGGGCCAGTTCAACGTGATCTGCCCGGCCTGGGTATCGAAGCCTAACGTATCGCTGGCCTGATGTCGGCCGCTGACCTCACCGCCCGCATGCTCGCTTTGCGCGAGCAGTGGGTTGACTTGGCGCCCGGCAAGCGAGTCAAACTACGTCGCCCGGCTGAGGCCGAAATGGCGAAATTCCGCGGTGGAATGTCTGTAGAGCACGTCGCCTCGGCATGCGTTGGGTGGGACGGTTTCACAGAGGCCGATCTACTCGGAGCGTCGCAAGGCGCACAGGACGCGGTGCAGTTCGATGCTGGTCTGTGGCTTGAGGTGCTGCGCGACCGGCTCGACTGGGTTGGCCTAGTGGCCGATGCGATCATTGCTTGCGTCACCGCGCACCTAGAGGCACGCGAGGCCGCCCGGGGAAACTGAGGGCCCTGCTCGATCGTCAGGCCGGGGTCGAGTATGAGGGCGAGGAATCACCGACGGCCAGTCATGACGACTCGATCGCGATCCGCGCGTGGAACATGCTGGGAAACGGCATGGGTGGAATCGACTGGGCGGGCCTGCCGCTTGTCGTGGCGATGCTCGGCGTTGATGATGTTGAGGCACTGGTCGACCGCATGCTGACCATCAAGCTGCACAAACCGCCCGAGGGCGGACTCGGAGCGTAGACGAATGGGCAATTTAACAGCAGAGCAACTGCGCCTTGTGGTGAGTTATGACCCAGAGACGGGTGTCTTCACACAGCGCAACGACGCAGGCCGGCATGCGCGCTGGAAGGCTGGTCGGCCCATGGGGCATGTTGCGGCCACAGGATACCTGACCATTCGTCTGGTCAAGCGTTTGCATCAGGCGCATCGTCTTGCATGGCTGTACGTGCATGGTGCGTGGCCATCGAAAGACATTGACCACCGGAATGGCGATCGGCTTGATAACCGGATTGATAACCTGCGAGACGTATCGAACGAGACCAATCGTCAGAACACGAAACTTGCGCGCTCTGATAGTTCTACGCAGATTCAGGGTGTTCACTTTTCCGCGAGCCGAGGTGTGTACAGCGCGAACGTGAGGCATCGTGGCCGCTGCTACTTCCTTGGCTATCACGAGACAGCAGAAGCCGCGCGTGCAGCCTACGTTTCAGCGAAGTCCAGACTACATGACGGATGGGTGCAGCCGGCTTGTGAACCAAAAGACGAGACGGTTGTTTCTTGGCTTGGCGCTGGATGTCCAAGGCGCATTCGAAGAGACAGTGCTACCGGCATCCTTGGGATATCAAAACTCGGAGATGGGTGGCGCGCCAGGTACAAGAAGAAGCACATCGGAGTTTTCTCTACGATCGACCAAGCGCGCGCAGCTATCGCTCGTGCGCAAGGAGTAGCGCTGTGAGTTTGGCGGTTTTGTCAATCGACCTGGAGGCAAAGCTCGCTCGACTGGAGAACGACCTCGGCCGCGCGACGAAAATAATCGAGCGCCAGGCCGGGCAGATGGACCGCGCGTTTTCCAAGGCGGGCGACTCGCTGCGCAACCTTACCGGCATGCTGAGTGGCGCCGTGGTCGGGACGTTCCTAGTTCAATTCACGCGCAACACCATCGAGTCAATCGACCGCATGGACGATCTAGCCAGCGCGGTCGGCTCTACCGTTGAGAACATCTCGGCGCTCGAAGACATCGCCATTCGCGCCGGATCGTCGCTAGACGTAGTTTCGGCCGCGATGTTGAAGATGACGTCGTTCATGGCCGATGCCGGCCCAGGGTCAGCGAATGCCTCGATCCTCGCCCGCCTGGGGCTGGACGCGAAGTCGCTGCAAGCGGATGACCCGGCAGAGGCGTTCCTGAAGATCGCCGCGGCGATGCAGGGATTCGCGCAGGACGCCAATCTTTCTCAGGCGACCTATGCGATCTTCGGGAAGAAGTTGATCGAGATTGACGAAGTGCTCAAGGCCACCGCAGAGAAGGGTGCGCTCAATGCGACCGTGACTCGCGAACAAGCCGACTCCACAAAGCGATTTAATGACCAGTTGAACTCGCTGACGAAGAACGCGATCGACGCTGGCCGCGCCATCGCCGGGCCACTGCTCGACGGAATCAACAGCGGAATCGGTCGCATGAGGGCCTGGGCCGCAGTCGCCGACATGATGATCGGACGACTGGCCAAACTGGCCGGATTTAGCGAAAACACCGGCGGAGCATCTGGTTCGTGGGACGCGCCAGAAACGCGGCCGTCTATTGGCCCAACTCCCGACAAGCCGACTAAAGGCGGCGGCGGGGCGCGAATCGCGAAAGTGCGCGACGATTCAGAACGCATCGCAAAATTGCTCTTGGATGCCGAAGAGGACGCTGCGCGCGACGCCTCAGAGGCGTGGGGATTCTGGGAAAAGCATCGCCTCGACGAGCACAAGAAGGCCACCGACGCGATGGCGCTGCAGTGGAAACAGGTATTCGCCGAGATCGACGCAGAGCAGGAGCGCGCGATTGCAGAAGGCGCTGCATTTCTCGACGCGCTTGAGGCTGGGATGAAGAAGACCGACGACGCGGCCAAAGAGCTTGGCATGACCTTCGCTAGCGCTTTCGAGGATGCGATCGTCGGCGGCCGCAGCCTGCGTGACGTTCTCAAGGGGCTGGATCAGGACATCACGCGCATCCTGCTGCGCAAGTTGGTTACCGAGCCTCTGGCCAACACCATCACTGGAGCGATTGGAAGTGGCGGCGGTGCCAGCGGAATGATGGCCAGCGCCGGCTCTTGGTTCTCGTCGCTGTTCGCCGGCCTGTTCGCCGATGGCGGCTACATCGCGCCGGGCAAGTGGGGCGTCGTCGGCGAGCGGGGTCCTGAGCTGGCGTTCGGTGGACGCAGCGGGCAGACCATTACGCCTAGCGGGATGCAGGTGACCAACGTATTCCACCTGTCCGGTGCTGTCGATCGCCGCACACAGCAGCAGATTGCTGTCTCCGCTGCGGCCGGCTTGCGAAATGCTCAGGCGAGGATTGGCTGATGTCTTTCTATGAAAGCCCGCGCTTTCCAGAGCGCATCGCCTACGGCTGCCAGGGCGGCCCGGCGTTTTCAACCACCGTCGTGCAGACGGCCTCGGGCGCGGAGTACCGCAACGGCGCGTGGAGCATGCCACTGTACCGGTGGGACGTGAGCCAGGGCATCAAGTCGGCGACCGACTTCGACACCCTACGCGCGTTCTTCATGACCGCTCGCGGGCGCCTGCACGGGTGGAGATTCAAGGACTGGACGGACTTCGCGGCGACCTACAGCACGGGTTTCGTCACCGGTCTTACAGCCACGACATTCCAACTCGTCAAGCGATACACGTCTGGATCACAGACGATAGACCGCAAGATCGCCAAGCCGATAGCTTCAGGGTTCGGGATCAAGAACAGCGGCACGCCTCTCGTGCTCACCACCGACTACACGCTTGATACCGTGACCGGCATCGTTACCACGGTGACCTCGAAGACCGCCGCCAATCTGACCTGGGCCGGCGAGTTCGACGTGCCGATGAGATTCGACGTCGACCATCTGCAGGCCAGCGTACAAGCCCGCACCGTAGCTCGCGGGCTGATGCAGTCATGGGAGTCCATTCCGATCGTGGAGTTGCGCCTGTGAAGACCATCCCCGCAGGTCTGCAGGCGCACTACGAAACTGGCACGACCACGCTCGCGACGCTATGGAAAGTTACCCGCAAGGACACCACGGTCTACGGTTTCACAGACCACGACCAGGCGCTCACGCTGTCCGGCACGACCTACTATCCGACCAGCTCATTCGATGCGTCGGCGATCGAGACGAAATCGGAACTCAACGTCGACGATCTGGAGGTTATCGGCGTTCTGTCCACTTCTGGAGTGACTGCCGAGGACATCGAGGCCGGAATGTGGGACGGCGCCGCGGTCGAGATCCGGCGCGTTAACTGGGCCGATCTGACGATGGGCGCTGAAATCCTTCGGGTGGGCGAACTCGGCAACGTGCAGCGCCGCGACGGGCAGTACGTGGCCGAGATGCGCGGCCTGATGGCTGCGCTACAGAACAACATCCTGCGCATCATCACGCCCAGCTGCAACGCCACGTTTGGCGATGCTCGCTGCGGGATCAATCTGGCCTCGCATACGAGTTCCGGCACGGTGAGCAGTTTCACCAGTCGACGAGTGTTCGTGGTCAGCGGCTTTACGCTCGCCGTTGCTCACATCGGCGGCTTGCTGACTTGGACAAGCGGGCTGAACGATGGTCTGCAAATGGAAGTCAAGACCGTCAACGCTGGGACTTCCACCGTGACGCTACACCTGCCGATGCCGTTCGACGTCGCGGCTAGCGATGCGTTCACCATCTCCAAGGGCTGCGACAAGACCAAAGCGACATGCATAGCGACGTTCTCCAACGTGGTGAACTTCCGCGGCTTCTCGTTCGTCCCGGGCCAGGACAAGGTGCTTCTGGTGGGTGGGCAATGACCGATCGCTTAGAAGTGGTCGCCGAGGCACGCAAATGGATCGGTACGCCGTTTGCGCATCAAGGCAGGCTCAAGGGTGTCGGAACGGACTGCGGCGGCCTTGTGGGCGGTGTGGCGGTCGCGCTGGGCCTTCTGCCGGTCGGTTGGTGGCGCGAGGTGTTCGATCCTCGCTTCGGTGGCTACGGCAGGATGCCAGCGCACGGGTTGATGCAGCGCGTGTGTGAGTCGTTAATGTCTGCAATTCCGACCAGCCAAGCGCAGCCCGGGGACGTGCTGATGATGCGCTTCGCGGACGACCCGCAACATCTCGCCATCCTGACAGACTACCGCCATGGTGGTGACTCTGTAGTGCATGCGTTGTCCCGCGTCGGGAGCGTGTGCGAACATCGACTCACTAGCGCCTGGCGTGTCCGGTGCGCTGGTGCCTATAGCATGCCTGGGGTGGTCTGATGGCGCAGGCAGCACTCACGATCGCCGGCACGGTCATTGGCAGCTACTTCGGCTATCCGCAACTCGGCGCGATGGTCGGGTCGATGGTCGGTGGGATGATCGCCGCACCGGACCTCAAGGGCCCGCGACTGTCTGACTCCAAAGTCCAGATCAGCAGTTACGGGTCTACGCTGCAGCGCACCTATGGCGTGGTCAGAGTGGCCGGCAATGTGATTTGGTCGACCGATCTTGTCGAGTCCGCCACGGAGACCGGAAAGGGCGGAGGATCACAGACCACCTACAGCTATACGGTTTCCTGCGCGGTGGCGATTGCCGAGGGCGAGATATGCGGCATACGTCGAATCTGGGCCGACGCAAAGCTCGTGTATGACGCCCGTTATTTCGAGTCCGGCGGAACGGCGCAGGAGGGATTGGAATTCGACCAGTCGCTTGACTTCGCGCAGTATTTTCAGCTCTACACGGGCAGCCAGACTCAACTCCCTGACCCGACGATAGAGGCCGCAGAGGGTGTCGGGTCGGTTGAGGCGTATCGCGGCACGGCATACGTTGTTTTCACCGATCTTCCTCTTGGCGACTACGGCAATCGAGTCCCGAATTTCACGTTCGAGGTGGTGACGCAGGGGACGTCGACAACGATTGGCGATCCGTTCGGCGAGTTCTGGAAAATGACTCCGCTCGGGCCGCGGCCTGCCTTTGGCGAGGCGACCTACATCGTCGCCAATGGCGGGCTCGACAGCGGACACGACACCCCTGGACTGGTGGCCTATGAGGGCACGTCCTATGACGACGCCTACGCCGAGCTAATCACGCAGACGGCTTCGTTCTACGGTACCTATGTCGGGTTCTTCACCTCGGCCGAAAGCACCTTGAGCACGTTCGAGACGCTCGGCGCGCTGGCCACGCTCAACACTGGCGGCGGCGCGCAGTACGTGTATCTGGCCTATAACTACGAGCTTCCGGAAGTTGTGATCGAGAACGGCTACGGCACCGGGGCAGCAGACTCCGAGTGGTATGCGGACATGGCGTGCATCACGTCAGATGCGACCGTTGGGCAGGCGACCATGACGACGAAGATGCCCGAGGGCATCGTTCCGCAGACGGCGAGCGAGGGGCACACTGGCATTGCGAGGATGTACCACGGAGGGGGGCTTGCCGAGTATCCGTACAACCAGACCTACGCAAGCGGCCTTGGCTTTGGGGCCAACGTGGTGACGTGCCCAGAGGTGGCGGGGTACTTCCCGATCATTGGCGGGATCATGAACAAGTTCATTCGCGTCGAGCGGGTGACCGACATGAGTTACTGCCGGACGAAAGTGCTGCTGTCCGAAATAGTCTCTGACGTCTGCGTAAAGGCCGGGCTGACCGCGGGCCAGATCGACGTGACAGAACTAACCGACGAGGTGGACGGCTACATCATCCCGTCGCTGATGCCGGCGCGCGCGGCGCTCGAGCCACTGCGTCAGGCGTATATGTTCGATGCCGTTGAGTCCGGCGCCGAAATCCGGTTCGTGAAGCGCGGCGGTGCGTCGATCGCCACTCTGACCGTCGACGACATCGGGGCCGGGAAAGACGGCGAAGCGGTTGCTCCGGTAACCGTTGAACGAGCCCAGGAAACAGACCTCCCGCAGCACGTTACGGTGAGCTATTTCGCGCTCTCGGCGGATCATCAGACGGGTGCCCAGCAATCGCAGCGCATGGCCACCGTGAGCCAGCAGCGCATCAACACCCAGTTGCCCATCGTGCTGGCCGACCAGACCGCGGCCGAGATCGCTGATGTGCTGATGTATGACGCCTGGATGACGCGCGTTCGCCGCACTGTGTCCGTGCCGATGGCGCATGCCTATATCGAGCCGACCGACATCATTACTGTGGACGACGGCGAGTTTTCCTACGTCATGCGCGTCGTGGCGCGCAGCGAGCAGGACGGGGTTATCACTCTGCAGTGTGTCGACGAGGACATAGCGATCTATTCGCCTACGTCGACCGGCAGCGTAACGGCTGGTGGCGGGTCCGCTGTACGGGTGGTCGGGGCGACCTACATGGAATTGCTCGACATCCCGATCGTGCGCGACACCGACGACGGCGCAGGGTATTACGTTGCGGTCGGTGGCGAATACGATACTTGGACTGGCTCGCGGCTGTACCGAAGCGCAGACTCTGGCGCGAATTACTCTGCAGTGACCGACATCACTACGGAGTCTGCCATCGGCACGGCGTCGACGGTTCTGGGTGATTTCGCAGGCGGGAACATCGTCGACGAGGCGAACTCGGTCGATGTCTTGCTGGTCTGCGGGTCGCTGTCAAGCACCACGGCTGCAGGGATGCTGTCCGGGTCCAATCTGTTCGTGCTGGGAGACGAACTATTGCAGGCTCGATCGTGCGAACTGATCGCCGCCGATACCTACCGCCTGACTGGCCTGCTGCGCGGACGGTTCGGCACAGAGTCTGGCATGTCGACGCACGCCAGCGGCGAGAGGTTCGTGGTGTTGAGCGAGACCACCACGGCGCGCATCGCGTCTCCGCTGGCGCAGGTTGGCATCGAAGCCAGGTTCAAGCCGGTTACGCTCGGCCAGGCGCTCGTCGATGCTGACTTCGAGAACTTCACGAACGACGCGCGAGGCCTTCAACCCTTGTCCGTCGTCGAGTTGCGGGCCGGGTCTGTCGGTGGCGGTAGCTACTTGATCGAGTGGACTCGCCGCAGCAGAAAGGGCTCGCGCTGGGTGGACTACATCGACGCGCCTTTGGCTGAGGAGTCCGAGCAGTACAGGGTCGAGGTCACCACTAGCGCAGGAGTGCTCATCAGCACTGCCATCGCCACCACCACCAGCGCAACGGTTGCGGCCAGCGCCACAAACATCGTGCGCGTGGCTCAGGTGTCTGCGCTGGTCGGGCCAGGCGAGTTCGCGCAGATCACGATATAGGGGTAAGCATGGCCGATAGCACGACAAACCTAGACACCATCAGCCAGACGCAGAGCGCGAAGGAAACGACCGCCAATGCGCTGTTCGACGCCGCCTCTCCCGCATCGGTCTACGGTCGACGGGCAGCGACGTGCTCAGGCCTCACATGGGGCTATTACGGTGGCCGTTGGGGAGGGTCGACGATTGCCGAGGGGACGCAGGTTCTCGGCACCTCGACCACTACCTATATGGTGGTCCTGCGCACGACTGGAGCGGTCAGTTTCTCGACCTCGGCGACCAACTGGAACAACACGGCGACGTATGCTCGCGCGTACAAACTGGTGACCGGAGCGTCCTCAGTCACAAGCTACGAGGACCACCGGGCCGGCACGAACGGCACCCAGCACGCCGGCGGGACGACGGCGATCACCGGACTTGTTTTCACCAGCGACACGGATTCGACAACCGATGCGGACCCCGGGGCCGGGCTGTTCAAGTGGAACCACGCCACGCAAGCTTCGGCCACCGCGCTTTACGTAGACAACGCGGACGCCGACGGAATCACGGTGACCACGTTTTTTGCGTCGCTCGGGTCTACTGGGTTCATCTATCTGCAGCAGGCTGACGATAGAACGAAGTGGCAGATGTGGAAGTGGTCAACCGCGCCTACTGCCGGGAGCGGTTATTACAAATTCACGAGCCTTGTTTTGCAGGCTCAAGGCGGCTCGATAGCTGACGCGAAGTCAGTCTATACGGAGTGGCTCCCTGCGCCCGTTTCTAGCCTTGTGTCGTGGACCGACGCGACCACGATCGCCTCGCCGAACAATGTCACCGGTGCGGCCAGTCTGTTGGCAGTGTCGTCGTTGTCGACCGCAGATGCTGTGCTATCTCCGAAATCAACAGGAGCGGTGCAGGCGCACGTAGCAGACTCATCGAGCACTGGCGGGAACAAACGCGGAGCGGGCGCGGTGGATTGGCAGACGACGCGCAGTGCAGCGACGCAGGTCGCCAGCGGTGCGCGAGCGGTGATCGTCGGCGGATCTGGAAACACCGCATCGAGCAATACCAGTTTCGTCGGGAGCGGAACTAGCAACACAGCATCGACCGGTACAAATGCTGCCGTCGTCGGAGGGCAAGCCAACACCGCAACGGGAGACAACGCATTCATCGGCGGCGGCGGCGGGTCTGGTGTCGGAAACACTGCCAGCGGGATCGCTTCCGGGGTGGGGGCTGGGATCAGCGGCCTGGCGAGCGGGCACTACTCCTTCATCGGCGGCGGCGAGGCGAACACTGCCAGCGAGTACCACTCCTCAGTCGTGTCTGGTGTCGGATGCACCGCAAACGGCGTGCTGTCTATTTCCGGCGGCAGTTACTCGCACGCGATGGGCCTGCGAGGAGTCGACGTCAGGTCTGCAGGTCGGTTTGGGGTGAACGCTCACAGCCAACGTGTCGAGATGTTCCTGCGCATCGAGACCACGGACGCCACCCAGACCGCGCTCACTGCAGACGGGTCAACGGTGAGTGCGACGAATCAGCTTGTGCTGCTCAACTCGTCAGCCTATGTTGTTGAGGGCATGGTGGTCGCTCGCGAAAATGCCACCGGTGACACGACGAGTTGGACGTTTACATGCGCGATCCGGCGCGGTGCTAACGCGGCAGCTACTGCGATGGTCGCTGCCTGCACGCCGACGCTGGTTGCAGCCGATGCGGGTGCGGCTACATGGGCGCTGGCCGTTGACGCGGACGCGACGAATGGGGCGTTGAGGCTGCGATTTACTGGAGAGGCGGCGCACACGATACGGACGTCGGCGACGCTTCGAGCAACGCAGACCGTGCTTTGAGTAGAGGCCCGCGCGATGACTACCGACGATGCAGACTACGCGGCGCCGCGGCCGATGCTGGGCCCGCGTGACCAGATCGACCCGGTTCAATTCTGCGCGTCGCAGTTAGCGATTCTCAGCGACAGGCTTCATGCTATAGAGGATGAGCTAAGGTCGCTTCGGCTAGCCCTTCCGGGCGCAACAGCGGCTGGAGTCGAGAGTGTCCTGCGACGGGTGACCGAGGACAGCGACTACGGTCGACCGCACTGGAACGCAGGAGCCGATCATCTTGGAGCGAGATGGTATGAGCGAGCGTCAAAATGGATTGGCGCGACGGTGATACGCATGCTGGCTGCAGCGGTTGTGATCGCTGCCGTGACGTGGTACGTCGCAAGCGATGGGGGCAAGCGATGACTAAATTTGGAGAACTTATGCGCTGGCCGGCGCGCGCCCCACTTGCGGCGATCATCGCCGCTCTGGTAGGCATATTCGCCGGCTTGTGGGGGGCCGAGTTCGCGTCCGCTATTGAGGACCGACTTCGACCGGTGAGCGTTGCCAGGGCTGCGGATGTGCAAAGGGTCGGAGAGGAAATCCGATTTCGACTGCTCGTGACCCGTCAACGTCAGGGATGCAGGCTTGTGTCGGCCTACGCATACGCCGTCACTCCAGAGGGATTCGCGCTGCGGGCAAATGCCGATCGCATCGACCACACCTTGCCGCGCGATATTCCGGCCGGTGTTGAGGTAGACACCGGCCTATGGCGCGTCTGGCCGGTTGCCGGCGCACGTGTCATGGTTGTCTACACGCATCATCTGTGCGGTGATCGGCTGGTGTCGACTAAGCTTGTGGAGTTGCCGACATGAGCGCGGTCGGCGATTGCCAATGGTGCCCGTGCGCCGACGACTGCGGCGCCGAGGCGGGCCGGCCCGTGGCTGATTGCCCGGTCAGGTCTGGCGCCGAGCCGACGAACCGAGACATCTTGCGCCTACTGGTGGCGATGCAGACGGGCATCAATCAGCGGTTCGCGCAGGTCATGCTGCTGCTCAATCGGCATCAGCATCTGCCTGGGGTGTCGCGGTGAGAGTCAGCCAATCCGGCATCGACGCAATCAAGCGTCACGAAGGGCTAAGGCTCAACGCCTACGACGATGGGGTCGGGATCAGGACTATCGGCTGGGGCCACGCTCGGACCACTGAGAACACGATCACCATCGAGCGCGCTGAGGAGTTGCTGCGCGAAGACATTGAGGTCTGCGAGCGTTGCATCGCTGACAACGTACACGTTCCACTGACTCAGGGGCAGCATGATGCTCTGGTGTCCTTGATCTTTAATATCGGCGTTGGAGCGTTCACAAAGTCGACTCTACTGCGCAAAATCAATGCTGGCGAACCTGCTGCCGACGAGTTCCTGCGATGGAACAAGGGCGGCGGGCGAGAGTTGCCTGGGCTGGTCAAGCGCAGAGAAGCCGAACGCGCAATGTTCATTTCTGGCGCAAAACTAGACACATCGTCAGGAAATGCACAGTTTCCGACTGAAAGTGTACACAACGAACCGGAGAAGAAGATGCTGCCAGCCATCCCACTCATCACTGCGCTACTGCCAACGCTGATCGACGCCATCCCGAGACTCACCAGCATATTCAAGCCCGGCAGTCCGGTGGCAGAGCGAAACGTGAAAGCGGCGAGTGCCGTGTTCGAGATTGCCAAAGAGGCGCTAGGCGCAGCCAATGAGCAAGAGGTCGCCGAGCGGGTCCAGAGCGATCCTGCCGCTGCTGCTGCGGTGGCTAAAGCGGTCGAGTCTCAATGGTTCGCCATCTCAGAAGCCGGGGGAGGCGGGATAGAGGGAGCTCGCAAATCTGACGCTGCTTTCTCTAGCGGTGAGGCAAGGTTCTGGCACTCGCCCGCGTTCTGGATCACGATGGCGCTGCTGCCTCTTGTATACATCGCCCTGTATGCCACGCTATTCCGCGAAGGGTTCAGCAACGACATCAAGGCGATGGTGCTGGGCGCCATCTTCGGCGGGCTGTTGACTGGCGGGATTACTGCGTTCTGGTTCGGCACTTCGGCCAGTAGTCAGCGCAAGACAGAGTTGCTTTCTAAGTAGAAATCTAAGACGCGTGCCATAAGCACTTCTGTCCTCTAAGTGCTTCTGCCGTATCGACTCTCGGTCGGCTCGGAACATTCCAGTTTCCGCCGCCCTTTAGTCCTATGAAAGTCCACCCTGCAGCTCGTAGGCTAACCCCTCCCTCTTCTGGAAGCGTGTAGGTAATCAGGCGCTTGAACCCTAGGGCTTTTGAGGCCCGCCATGCTGCTCCGTAAAGCATTGAGCAGGCATTCTTTGCCCCGTCAGTGCATACCCTGTTGACCTCTAGTGTCCACCCATCATCGGACATGCGCGCTACAGGCCTACCAACTATCGCAACCCCACGAACTTTTCCGTCGTCGTCGCTGACAGCCAGCGAGAATTTAGCCCCTGGAACCGGCTTATGGTGCCGATGGTGCATCGCAACGAAGGCGTTTGCCTCATCAAGATTGATAGGGGTAAGTGTCAGCATGTTGACGATGCAAGGAGTGCTGTATATAATCACATCTAGTCATTGGTCGCGCAGTGACAGACAATGCAGAGCCCACAAGCCTGCTGTCGAACCCAGAAATGGGCGGTGCGCGACCACCGAGACAGCGGACTTGTGGGCTTCGCTGTTTCTACCGCCAGCAGGCGCGCGGTGGGCTAAAAGCGTGGATAGCACGGCTGAGGGCTCAACTGCACGGAGGCACCGATCACGGAGTGATGCCCGGGTGACCCGCCCGTCAAAGTAGCGCAAGCGAAATGGATACACGCAGTTTCTGAACCGTACTTAGTGAGCCACGAAGCGGCAGCCCGACAAGCACAGCGTTTCGTCATCCCAAGGCTCAACGGGGAGCGGACCGGCCTCCGATAGCCCTCACAAGGCAAGGCACTGCGATAAAGGCTGTGAACCCCCGGGACGGGGAGGACACGGGTAAGGGTAACCATGCCTGCGAATTCCTAGCATCGGCTGGGCGGTGTTATGCGGCAGGGGGTGCGGGCGAATTTAAGTTAGGCAGCACCAACAGCCGCTTGCCGTTGTCGGCGTACTTCGCCAATGCTCAAGCCGCGCCGCGCTGCCTCTGCACGCACAGTCTCGCCAGGTTGCGCGGCCTTGGGCAGTGGCGTATCTGCGGCGCGCAGTTTCTCGAACGACGCGCACCGCAGCTTGAGCATGTGGCACCCGTTGCATGGCATGCCTTCCGTCACTGCGTGGATGCCCGCACCGATCAGGTCTAGCTTCCCGTCGCGGGTCAGCGTCTGGCAGCCGGCCGCAAGGTACTGTGTCAGCGTGTATGGTGTCGTCTGCCGTTGCATCGTCGCTCTCCTACAGTTGTCGGGTGCTGCCTAACCTCGTCGCTCAAGCCGAGCCGTCACGGCGTACCGTGCCGTCCGGCTTAGCTCGAACGTTAGCAGCGTAGAGCGCGCCCTTTACAACGCCTTGCAGCTCCTCGTCCGTCGAGCGGCACCAGAAGTCGACATCAGCCTCGTTGCCGACCAGATCTACCAGCAGCGCGCCGTCTTTGAAACAGCCCCACGCCACCGGCTCAGGCTCAGGCGGCGCTAGTGCGGCTCGGACCGTGGCAATTTCGTCGGCCAGAGCGCCGAATTGCTGGCTGTTCTCGATTCGGTCAAGCGCTGCCTGCGCGGCTTCACGTAGTGTGGTCATGGTGTGTCCTCAGTCCGGAAGTTGCGCGCGGATCGCATGTGCCGCTCGCTCCAGAGCGTGCCCACCGGGAGCGTCCTTGTACTGCTGCGATATGCGTTCACACTCTTTCGCACACCGCTCGCGCTCGTTGCGCACCACCTGCGGCAGCGCCGTCACAGCCTCTGCAAGCTCGGCCCGCAGCCGCTCGATCTCCTGCGCCTGCCGTGCGACTTCATCCGTCGCGGCCTTCAGCGCATGTGATCCTTCGTCGATTAGTTCATCGTCACGAAACAACGACTCGCGCACGCGCATGCGGCACGCAACGTCTAGCAACTTTCGCGGGAGTGTTTGTTCGGTCATGGTGCGTCCTTCATGGCTGCGTCTGCCCTGCGCCCGCCGTCAAGCGCAAGCACGGTCACACTTGCGAGCAGTGCCTCTGGCGCACCGTGCTTGGCGCTGCCGCTGTTCTTCGCGCATGCGCGAGCTTCGTCTGCGTACCAATTGAGCGCAGCCCGTAGCCGCTCAACATCCGCATACAGCGCCGAGTGCGACACCTGAAGCCTGAATATCTCGTCGGCGTCGGCCTGCGCCTGCGCGTTCAGCCTGCGCACCTCGGCGGCGAGGGTAGTGAGTGCGACTGCGCCAAATGTGTTTGTGTCATGCGCTACGTCTGCGCGCAGAAGTGCGTCGTTGACGTTCATGGTGTGTCCTTCATGGCTGCGTCGATGGCCGCCCGCGCGTCAGCAAGCTCGTCCCGCCGCGCCAGTGCCTGTTTTCTGTCCTCGGCGATATGGGCTAGCCTGCACTCGGCAAGCGCCGTCAGCCGCTCGACCTCCTGCGCCATCGCAGCGGCGCGTTCCGGCAGGTCGTGCCAACTCCATAGCACCAGCTCTGGTGGCGGGCCGCGCAGCGCGTTGACGGTATCGGTCAGCAGCGCGGACAACCGTTCGCGTAGTCCGCTCGCGTCTGCGATCTCCTGCGCCTGCCTGCGCACCTCGGTGGCGAGTGAGGTCAGAGCGTCGTCAACGTCTACAGGTGCCCAGGGGTTACCAAACTCATCAGCATAGACGAGTGCGTCGTTGATGTTCATGGTTCAGACACCTCTCCCAGAGCTTTCAGGCACTTTTCTGCGTTGACGCTATGAATCCACTGGGCGCGACAGGTCGATATCGCGTCTGTCAAGACACTAACCTGTAACACAGCAGTAGCCGCGTCATCCAGTAGTTTGCGCAATCCTGAAGATGTGTAGCCGGAACTTATCTGCGACTCAGCCGCTCTCAGGCGGGTATAAAGACAAGCGTAGTCCATGTTCAGAACGGCGCTTCGAAGTCATCATCAACCACTCGACCGCCACGAACAGGGCGCCCCGTGGGCACGTCCTTTGGCAACGTGTCCTTCGCCAGTTGCATGATGTGCGCAGCGAAAGCATCGCTCGCCCAGCAGTGATTCCAGTATTTCCCTGAGTCGAGCTTGCGCGCAGGCCAGGACAGAAATTCGCCCTTCGCTCCGTCGACGATCTTCACGCCTTTGATGACGAGGAAGGCTTCGAGGCCGGCTGACTTGTGCAAGCTGACGTTGAATGACGGATATTTGCCGCTGTGGTGTTCGATGGTGATGTGCATAGTGTTAACCGCCATTTTTCTTTAGGAACGCACGGAGCCCACTGGGGATTTCGGCATGGGCGAGAATTTTCTCGTTGTTATCAGTCAATGATAGCCACCACGAAAGCAGCGGTTTTGTTTGCCCGCGCTCTGCGAACGACAAAACCTCGTCAAGGTCGCGGTAAAGCTCGGTCTTGCGCTCCTCGCTGACTTCACCCGCTACAGCCTTGGCGCTTTCCTTCGCTGCGCTGATGACACCGCCAGCGGTCTTTGCGTCAGGCGCTGTTGCGTCTTCTTCCGGCAAGTCCTCGCCAGCGTAGATATACAGCCCGAGCCCGTGCATGGCGATAGCCTTGGCAAGGCAGCGCATGATGGCGGTGTTGATAGCAAAGGCGTCAGGATTCTTGATAGCCTGATTGCGGTGGTTCATTACTGGAAGGAATGATGCTTTTGTGTCATCTTTAATGCGAACGCTCACGCTAACCATTGCGCTCCCATCTGGGAAGAAGAACACCGGAACAGCGGCGCTATCTCCGCCCCCCCAGTCCACAAGCTCCCATTTTGCAGACGGGTCAATCTTCAGCACTTCGGCCCAGGCCCAGGCCCAGGACAGGTACGTGAGCCCGTTCTTCTTCTCGACGTGATCGTTGACGTTGATCTTCAGTAAGTCGCTCATGTTGTCCTTCAGAATTGGTTATGCCAGTCTGGCGATTCCTCGAACCACACGCCGCGCCTGCGCCAGTCTCTGCGTTGCTTGTACCGCTCGATGCCGCAGCGGATGCCTGCGAGGATGTCTCTGAGTAGATTCATGGTTCCCCCTGGATTTCCTGAGAGAAGGGTTTGGGATGAGAGTTAATCCCAACTCGTGTGGGTGTTGCGAAGGCGAAGCCGAAGAAACAACCCAGTCAGATTGTCAATGCGGTTTTTCACTGCAAGACTCAAAGTTAGTGCTCGCTAACCAGCAACCCCGCGCCAATGCTTGCTGTGTCGAGTCGAAAAAAACATCAGAAACCCCTTGACAAGCAGCGGCGCCACTTTTTGCGGTAGTGGGCACTAACTTCGCTGGAAACCCGCATGGATACACGCTAAAAGAGTCCGACAAAGCAGCTACGGTATTCGCCACCCAAGCGGAAAAAAGAGGGTCTGACTGCAAGTTGTCCATGTCAGAAATCACGGCGCCAGTCGCGGCGCACGAGGCACAGGGCGCGGCGCAGGGCCGCTCGACGGCAGTAGCCGTATGACCGCAGCAAGAGATACAGGCGCAGGCAGGTCACGATGCCAACCAATGCACAAGAGCGAGCGCGCCCAGCACGCCCAGGACGACGGCAAACAGCACATCTACGGCCGCATCGCTGCGCCGGCATTGTTCGGATTCGTGGCGCATGATTGCTGCTCCTGCGTAGAGTTGAAAGGTGGTCATGTCTTGCTCCTGGCGGGCCACGATGCTGGGCGGTCTGTCCATTTGACGTTCGCCTTCCGCTGCGCCCTGGTTGCCGCCCTCGCGGCCGCCTGGCTTGCGGTCATCGCGGGCCACGCTACGGCGCTCCAACGCTGACCATCCCACCAGCGCATCGCGTCCGGTGCTCGACATACGCTCGCCGGCCACCAGCCAACACTCGGCGGCGGTCCACCGCGCCATTCGCTCATACATCCTCCCTGTCGATAAGATCACTTGCGCACCAGGCCATCATCGCGACGACAGCGACCGCAGCACCGACGCCTGCGAGGATGTAGGCCAGGACGTCGAAGCCGATCAGTCCCATGACTCAATCTCCCGATCCTTGGCGATTTCGCGCGTGATAGCAACGGTCCAGGCCGTCAGTCTGCGTTGAGAGAATTCCTCGGCCTCGACGAACTTGCCCTCGATCCATGCGCCGGCGACAGTAGGCAAACCGAATAGCCCGACTTCGTACTCGACCATGGCCGTAGTTTCTCCGAGCGCCTGATTCGACAGCAGGCCCTCGTCCTCGTCTAACTCGGGAGGGGACAGCGACGGCTCGCAAGCCATCGCGGCGGGTGACCCGAGCCTCATGCTGCCTCCGTGTTGCACTCGATAGCCTGCAGCTTGCTCAGGCGTTCGTTGAGTTGCGCGACCGTCTTCTGGTACTCGGCCAGCGCAGCCAGCTTCTGCGCCTCGAGGCTCGCCACCTGGGCGGCCACCACATTGATGTCCGGCGCGTCGAACTCGAGGGCGAACGCGAAGTGGTGCAGCATATCCGCGTCCGCGGCCGGAGCCCAGGAATTGAACGCCCAGGACACTTCGCCGGGCTCCTGAAACTGCCAGTGATAGGCCGTCAGGAATCCGTTGATCACTTGCTTTGCCATACTTTGCTCCTGTTGACGACTCGACTGTGCCGAACATGTCGCGGTCTGTCAAGACATGCGTGGCATAGTTGACATGACAAGTATGACATTAGCCAGGGCTTGCAATGGAGACATGTATGGCATAGGATCGAAGCATGACTACAGACATCCGACTATCTCTAGACGGTGCGCTCAGGGCGTACAGCGCATCCGCGCTGGCCCGTGAGGCCGGCATCTCCACACGCACAGTTTTCCGGCTGAGGCGGGGCAGCAATGATCCTACGCTCCAGACCGCCGAGCGGTTGATTGCCGCTGCTAAACGACTGAGCAAGAGGGCCAAATGAACGAAGCTCTGCTCGCTTTCCTTCGCAGCCTGCGTCACGATAACTGGCGTCTGACGCGGGATGCTGCCTACGTTGCGGCGGTGTTAGCGTTCCCTTACCTGACTGATGAGGAGATCGACGAAGCAATAGAGGTGGTGCTGTGAGGGTTCTCGTCGCGTGTCTTTGCGGGCAGCGCGACCTTCCCCCGGCCGGTGTAGTCCCACTGGTCGGGGGTTTTCTGGAGCGTCTATGACTCACGGCGGAAACAGGAGGGGCGGCATGATCGTGTCCGAAGCATCGAAGGTGATCCTGGGCCTGGCAGCTAGACCTGACGGTGTGTCATGCGCCGAGGCTTCCGCAGCGACTGAGTTGCTTGCGACGTCGATGTCCAGCAAACTGGAGAAGATGCGCGCCGCCGGCCATCTGGTCAAAGCCGGTCATGTCGGGCAGCGCCTGCGCTGGTTTACGTCGGCTGTAGCAGCTAGAGAGTGGAAGCGGCGCACACGAGGGACGGTAGGTGCGATGGTCGAGCCCGGGTCGCTCACGAACGAGTATGGCAAGACGACGTACTCGAGGATGCAGGCTGCGCGCAAGACACGGGCCGAAAAGCTGCCGGCAGAGAAGCCTTCTGTGGATGGCGTGACGATCAAGCCCAGCCCGAAGCGCGGCGAGGTGATCTATCCGCCAGGGTTCATGGTAACCATCATCCCAAGCCCTGAATTCATGGGCGAGCATGCCCAGGTGCAGGTTAGCGCGAAAGCGAAGATCGCCGGCGGATTTTCCTCGCTCGGAATTGGGAGGTATCTGTAATGCAGACGGAACATTGGCGCGAAATGGTAGACATCGTTACCGACGACTATGTGGACTGCTGGCGCATCAACTACAAGTTGGCAGACCTATCGCCGGCGGATGCAGCTAGGTGGTGGGACGAGAATTGTGAAGGTCGCGCTCCGTCTGGTGCTGTGGCCGCGCTTGGTCTGATGATAGAAGATCGCGCCAGGTTGCTTCGGGAGCGTGACGCAGCAGTTTTGTCAGAGCGCGAGCGGTGCGCCAGGGCTGTCGAGCAGTACGGGGGCGCGTGGGATGTGACGTCGCAAAACTTCGCGCGAGTCATCAGGGGCCAAGAATGACCCACGAATTGACAGATTGCAGGACGTGCAAGCATTTCCGCCAGAGTCGTCACTGCTATTCGACCCGCGTATGCGTTGACGCCTCTAACTTTACTAAGACTGGACCTGTACAACTATGGGAAAGCCCAAACCTCGAATCCGAGGGCTCTCAAAATCCTGCGGAAGTAAGCAGCGATTCGACACTCTTGAGCAGGCGGACTCAGCGAGTCGTCGCGGACGATGGGACTACATGAAGGCGTACAAGTGCATGAAGTGCGGAAAGTATCACTACGGACACCCGACATGACCCACGAAGCACCAGACTACCGCGAAGCCGGCGAATACTACGCCGACAAGGCGCACGCCGAAAAATGGCAGCGCACGCACGGCGACTATGCACCTGATCTACCGCCCTGCTTTCGCATCGGTGGCCGACCTGTGCGGGTCTATGAGTGCAGTCCGCCTATCGCCAGCCGGGAATACGACTGGACGGCTGTCTGGGAGGACTACGAGCCGGGTGATCCGCAGGGGTTCGGGTCTACGCGGATGGCTGCGCTGGCGGATCTGCGGGAGCAATCAAAGGAGATGGACGTATGAATGACAACCTGAAAGCTGCGGCGCAGCATGCGGAGTGGGTTGTTCAATTCCTGAGTGACGCGAATCTCGAGTGCGGGCCGGTAGAGTCGATGCTGGTGCTGCCGTGGATCGTGGAAGCGGTTGCGATGGCAAACAAGATCAAGGCTCTGATCGAGGCCAAGGGATGAGCTACGCCGACTTTCTCGACAAGAAGTCACAGCTCGGAGGCGATCACGGGTTTGATCCTGTTCGACTTCCGGGCTGGATGTTCGACTTTCAATCTAGTCTTACCGAGTGGGCGCTGCGCAAGGGTCGCGCTGCGGTGTTTGCGGACTGCGGATTGGGCAAGACGGCCATTGAGCTTGTATGGGCCGACAACATCGTTCGCAAGACTGGCGGGCGCGTGCTGCTGCTGACGCCGCTAGCGGTCACGCACCAGATCTCCAAGGACGCAGAGAAGTTCGACATCGAGGCGCGCATCTCACGCAATGGCGTGCCACACGCAGGCATCACGATAACGAACTACGAGAAGCTGCACCTGTTCGACGCTACGCAGTTCGTCGGAGTGGCGTGCGACGAGTCGAGCATTCTCAAGAGCTACAGCGGGGCCACCAGGCAGGCTATCACGACGTTCGCGCGCAAGCTGCCGTATCGCCTGCTGGCCACCGCAACCGCAGCACCGAACGACTTTACGGAACTTGGCACGTCTAGCGAGGCGCTTGGACACCTCGGGCACATGGACATGCTCAATCGCTTCTTCAAGAACGACCTGAACAACAGCGCGTCAGGTCGGTTCGCAGGAGAGGTCATCAAGTGGCGCCTGAAGGGCCACGCAGAACTCCCGTTTTGGCGATGGGTATGCTCGTGGGCGCGCGCAATTCGCCGGCCGTCAGACCTTGGGTTCGATGATTCTCGTTTCATCCTGCCGCCACTGCGTGAGGTAGAGCACGTTGTCGAGTCTGAGACGGTCGCAGATGGGATGCTGTTTTCACTTCCGGCTGTTGGGCTGGATGAACAGCGCGAGGAGCGCCGCAGGACGATCAAGGAGCGGTGCTCGCAGGTCGCTAACCTAGTCAACCACACCGGGCAGCCTGCGCTCGTCTGGTGCCACCTGAACGATGAGGGGAACCTTCTGGAAAAGATGATTCCGGACTCAATCCTGGTCAGC